GGGGAAGTCACCGAAAATAATTTTCAAGTGAACGCTTAACAACTTGCACCCAAATGAGAGAATAAAAAATTCCTTCGAACGCATACGCGATCGAATTGAAAAAAGTTCTCTAAAAGGGAAAAATCGCGCACACTTACCTGCTTAATACAGGACCACTAGGTGCTTAGTGGTATCTCTACAAATCCCTGTAGAGCAAGGGGGCTCCGATGAAGAAGAAACAAGTAAAGTCTTCTCCAACTGAGGAGTACATATGCCATGTACGGGTTCCATTATGTCCAATGGAAAACTGTTGTAAATTAGGGTCCAATCCTAATTCATCAGTACTTGCCGCAAAATTGAGGTTTGTTCGAGCGTGGGAGAACCTTTTATTGAAATAATAAGGTAGCTCGAACAAGACGGTTTTCGTATCTACGGCAGCGCCTCTCTCACCAAAATCCAATAAATGGGAGTTGGGAATTGAGGAACGAGGTGTGATAGTGATTACGGAATCGGTGGGGAAGGTCATAGAAACGATTTTCCTTCTCATCGAACCTCGCCATCCAACATACATGGACATAATATATTCTTGGATAGGTGTACGATCGGATGTAACTTCTAAACGCGCTGGTGCTGCTGTTTGAGCAACACTAGTAAACACGCGGGCAAGTGTATACCTTCTCAACAGTGCCCTAAGAGAGGGAATCACCTCTCCGAAGAACACCAAGTTAGTGGCATCGGACATCACTATTGACTGATCACCAATAGGCTCAATGGGCGCGCCGCCAATGGGGGCATTATCTTGAGCATCAGTGTCAACTTCTATCACACTTTGTGGCTCCACTGCCAAATTGGTACTTCGGAATGTAATACCATCTAAGGCCAGTCGGGCAGTAGGAACGGCAAATTCCATATCTGGGCCTCCTCTCTGGAACATATTAATACTAACTGGGTTAGCCAAAGAGGGATCGGGAGACGTGAGAGGGGTTAGAACCTCTAAACGAATTTGCCCATTGCAACGGGAAGGATCACAAGCCAACCCAGTTCCAGCTCCTTTTGGGAAAGTTGTAGTTCCAATCTGGGGGGTTTCTACTTTCAAAAAAGGCTCACGCGCATGCCACTGGATAGGAATCTCAAAGTCACGGGTATTCTCGAGATCAATAATACGAGAATATACTTCGTTCAAAGCTCCACTGGCCACAGGACCAACTGGATCATAAGAGATACGAAGCTTGCCTCGATGTAAAGCTGAGGCAACTATTTGAAATCGAAAAATTAAGGTCCCCCGCCAGTAATCAAAAAGAATTGCACAAGCGCAGCTGGGGGTTACCATTGATCGAAATGGTGTTACACCACTATCAGTTTCAAAATAGGTAGGGGTGACATTTAGAGACATTAAAGTGGTGCCAGCAATTTGGGCTTCAGTCCAATCCACTTTATCAAAGAAAGACTCACGGGCCACAATTGATGCTATGGACATCTCATCAATCGGTGCCAATCCTACTGTTCTAGGATCTATCGTCAATTCACCCTTCACATCAGCGCCCAATCGCATGACTGGGTCGAAGGTGTTGGTGGTGGATAATTCGCCCATACATCTTTCCTTGTATATATCGCTGTTGGTTATAACTTGGGGTCTAGAAAATCCAAAAATCTTTGCAATAGTACCGATACCTTTGGCAGTTAATTCAGTTGCCTTGGCATAAGGAGCAAAAATTGGAATATCAGACATCCAAGAGGACGCTTTCGCAACAGCGCTTGCTGCGGTGGAAACTGGTGCTTCAGAAAATTCCGACTGACCAACCCAACTTCCATAATCTGAAGCTGTGGGTGTACAAATGAGAGCATCTTCCATCCATGCATAGATCCTAATATTACAGGTTCCAGAGGAAGAATTGGCGTGTCTCAATTGATTCATTGAGTGAAGGTATAATCTACCCATATCAGAGACCGACGTGGTGTTCGTCAAATCAAGAAAGTTCTCAGGACAGAAAAAAGGTAGTGTCATTTCACCACCTTCACTCAATGTAGGATCGAGGAAAATATGGGGCATCTGTGTCAATTGCATCCTGCGGCACTCCGATAAAGGAGAAGCCGCTGGATGCATAGATCGTGCTGCCCTCGGTTCATAAGAAAGAATGAACCTGCCAAACAGTAAGGGATTTCCAGTAATTACTGCGCGGACCTTCAAATGCCCGCGTAGATGGCGAAAACCCTCGATCCTGCGTTTGACAAGGGGGTCGTCAACAAAAGACGACCATGGATCGAGCGAAATAGCAAGCATGTTACCTATTGTTACATTTTGCTCGAGGATCTCCACTGGCCGATTCAAAAAAGAACCCAGTGGTGTATCAGTAGACTCACCGGTTTTATACGTCGATTCCAATTCACTAATCATGTGAACCCCGGCTGGGGAATCAGCGTGGGAAAAGGTTAAGGTTCCCACCTTTTGAGTTTGATTGGACTCCTCCGTTATATTAAATAATTTTACATTTTGAGCAGTATTCTATGTACAGAAATGAGACAATACTAGTTCACAATTCCGGTTTCCTAATTATGTAATCGCAACACAAGCCTAACCCCACTTCGCAAGAAGGATCGAAGGGGGTTGGTATCCAATATGTAAACGTCCTATTTTGGTTTATCCAATATTGTACGGTAGGACCCGCACAGAGGGATGCCATTTTACGCCAGACCCAAGGCGGAACGAGCGCTTTACACGTAGCGCTCAGACGTTTTCGCAATCATGGTAGAGTGGTCGACCGTAATCTCCTTACTCAAGTGAATGATGCAATGCTTGATCAAAATGTCCTTCATTTGCTCTCTGCGTTTCTCATAGTGTTCTCGACCATAAAATGCCCACTCCCGCAAAGCGCCATCAACATTGACGGCAGCAGCTTCCTCAGGAGAAAGAGATTTAGAATGTAAGACACTGAGCAAAGATTTCCAAATTGAAGATTCGTGCAATTTTCCCACACGAAATGGCAGTCCATCAACTACAGTGGAATACCGCTGCAGAAAAACCAAGTCCTTTAAAGGGACAAATGGCTTAGCTACAGCATCTTTAATTCCAGGTGTAATCTTTAATCCATACGTGGCAAGATACTTTTGCAAGGTAATAAAATTGAAATTACGTCTCCAAAAAGAAACAGTGTTGATAAAATCATCACCGTAGTTGACGTGAGAAACGTAAGTTCGAAAATCACCGACCTTGGAATTGGGATAAATTGAGTAAAAGGCACATCTATTCATCAAGCTATTATCCAAGCTATTGACGTTCACTGTGGCAGGAATACCAGAAGGTGTGGACCCATCAAGAGCATACACGTATCCATTATAGCTCACTAGGGGGCGTAGGATACAAGCGGGAATGAATTGCATGATTACAAGATCTTCAGCGGAATAACTGCCCAAAGATGCGATCTCAATCATAATTCGATAAGAAGCTCCACTAATATCAGGAGATTTTCTTAAATCGTATTTGCTGTGATCGCCATCAAAGGCTCGCTGGAAGCGCTCAAGGTGTTGCATGAGTTCCTCCCAATCGGGAGAGAGACAATTAATGCCAACAGCGCACTCACTTGTAGAAGTGCACATCTGTAGCACTCTAAAAACGGGTGTGTAATACTTCCGAATAATGAGAGTACAGCAGATTTCTCCAACCATGTAAAGTCTGACTTTATCCTTAGTTACCAATGTGGGCTCGTCTTTCGGACAGCCCATAAACAACCAAGGAACACGTATGCCAGCCTTCAATTTGGCGAGTTGGATATCAACCTGATCCCAAACTTCTTTGAGAAACTGTTTTCTTTCTTCACCCAAATCACTGATATAGGTGGTAATCCAGTTCTTCTTGCCTCCAGAGAAATTAACTCCCATCGAGGAATTCCAGTTAATAGCGTCAATGTGGCGTAAACCACTGATTCCGTTCAAAACTTCATCCCAGGATAGGGGTTTCAAATCTTTGAGAAGATACTTGGGCAAATTGCGAAAAGCAAACAGATAATCCTGGACAGCCCACTCCAAATCCTGTTGGGGCAATCCTGGCGAAGTTTGGAAAGCAAAAGCAGCAGATTTAGGCCACATGGATCTCCCAAATTTTGGCTTATCAAATTCCAATTCTGGAGGAGCCAAAAGAGCAATATCCTGAGCTATGATCGTAGGGCGTACCGAACTTTTGTAAAAAGCCTTAGTTTCACGTTCTCCCACAAATACGGCACCTTGATTGGTGACATAGGTATCGGGATCATGTTGCTTGAGCCACTCTACTTGATCGGTCATGTACCCATTCGGCTCATGATCTGCCACCGCAAAGGTGGGATGCCCATTCACTGGCGGGTTCCACTCGCCGGGATGAGATGCACTCAACAAAGTGTGGGGCTTGGCCATGACAATTTTCAGGAAAGACTCTATTTGCCTATGACTGGGCAAGTAAGAGACACCACGGTTTAAGTCAACTTTACGGCCACCGAAATGGACTCCTAAGATGGTGGGATTTGCTCCCAAAGAACAATACACGCCACCGCACAGTCCGACGTAAGTGGGTGTAGGCCACTTCCAGTCGAGTACGATATTGTTGTTCGCATCAGCAGTTACGGTGCCATCCATTTCTGGACGATCGGCGATAAGACCCAACTCATCCTTATGGAAAAATTTGGCACGAACTGCTATAGGATTGACATTAAAATATGGAATCAAATTACGCTTGCTGCGATAACTGACGTAGACAAAAGCCATATCCGACTGATTCCCACACAGGACGCAATTCTCTGGGCCAACAACAACAATCTTGGAAGAAGAAGGACTGGTATTGTCCATAATCTTCCAAAAAGTCGTGTCCCTAGGTACTGCATGTGCAGGAATAAGTGCACAATCCGTCTGAAACCAAAAGATATCTGAAAAGAAGATCCAGTCTTCCTTCGGTTTAACAAACAGCATTGACAAATTCTTTTTACACAATCCGTGTAATTGAGAATCTGTCATGGTCCGATTATCCACGGACATGTACTTTTCGACGACGGTGTTCATCCACACATCTTTGGTATTATTCTTCGCGATCAATTCTTCCTCAGATAGACCCATGAAATTTTGGTTTTCAATGGGAGAATAATCGTGATTTACTCGCAACTCCTTTTCAGACAGGGTAGCGGTAAAATCAACAGGCGGTGGTAATTCCAAAGACTCAGAAGGGGCAGAATTGCTCACATACAGGGATCGGATCATGATAGCAGCAGTGCCAGCAATGAGTCCAAGACCAATAACTTCCAAGAGTGCCTTAATGTAGGGGTTGTACTTGTCGCGATGGGCCTCAGCCACATCAGAGATTGCAGTTCTACGATCAGACAGAGTTTGGTAAGCGGATTGCCTCAAAAGAAGCGAGTAACCAGAGGCCCAAAACCACATGGTAAAACCAGTGGTGATGAGCATCATATGATACGAACCGCTAAAACAACATCTTTGGAGCAAGCCAAGGCCAAATAAGAAAAGGCCTCTCGCTCCATACGTATGTGCAAGTTTTATGCGACGACACAGTTTAACGTCCTGCAGTACAGGGGCAAGACGACGGACAAATCCAGTGTCCCAAAGATTGTCGGGTAGCCAATACCACCACTGAAGAAAATCCTCAGTGCTGATGTGATCGACTAAAGTGGAAACAACCGAATCAATGGCTTTTTCCCACCCCAACAAACGTCCTAACCAGGTCCCAATAAAGGGAAATTCTCCCAGTCTCTCAATGGTGGCTTTACGGGCGCTCTTCCAAAAGGAAGCTGCGACCCAGTCGGCAACTAAAGAGGCTGATTGCTGTTCAACTTCTTCCTCGTGAGGAGGCAGCCGTTCAGGCATCGGAAGATCATCATGGACAGTGCCATGCCCGCAGTCAGCAATAATTTCCATAGCTGATGGGTTAGGTCTGGGTGGTGGTCGACCTCCACGGCCTCGTCCACGTCCTCGCTGATGTCCACGGCCAAAAGCACGCGATCGAACTCGATTTAGCATGCGATCCGTAGACGAACTAGAAGACGAATCTCCTTGCTCAGAGGACGAAGAGGAAGAATGAATCTGATAATTAGGATCCGGCGGGGAAACAACTTCAACTTCATCCTTCATTTTACCGCAGCGGCAAGTAACGCGGTTGCATTCTTTGCACATGGTATACGTAGCCTTATTAATGCGAGAAAGGTGTTTCTCCTGCTGGGCATCGTGCTGTGCCATGATGAGTTCCATGTAGTACAGGAAATCTCTGGCATCCAATTGGTCCAAAACCACTGTTTTACCAGTGGAGGGGTCTTCAAACCGCTTGGGCACGTAGCCTGCTTTCACAGACGTATTTATCGTGAAGAGATGAACATCATTGAGCTGGTTGTTACCAACCCATACATGTTTGGGATTCTCTTCAAAAACTGCAGTATCAATCCCACCAACCGAATTGCGATACTCGGAACGCACAACAACATCGACCAAGATAATTCTGCGTCGGACTGAGTCCGGATCAACAGAAATAGCCTCGATGTGCATATGTCGGTTATTGGTGGAACCAATTACCATTTTTAAGTCTGGCATGACTTTCCCTTTTGATTCAACTTCAGCTTTATTAGCAACAAAGGGAATATTGTTGCACGCTTGAAGTGCCGCGGCGAT